CAGTATTACCCCCCGCCACTTCTGCTCATTTGCTCAAAATGGCAGAACTGATCCGAACTGAGAATCCGAAGAAGAGGGATCGGAATTGGTGTTTCACCATCAACAACTGGACGCCAGAGGAGCAGGACCAGCTGCGTACCCTCGTCCCCGCCGACGCCGAATACATCGTATGGGGTCGCGAGGAGGGGGATGCAGAGCATACCCCTCACCTTCAGGGGTTCGTCAAGACGAAGAACGAAGTGTCCATGAAGAAGCTCAAGAAGCTCGGCTTTGCTCGTGCTCACCTTGAGATCATGGGTGGCACCCATGCGGCCGCTATTGCTTACTGCAAGAAGGACGGCGACTGGGAGGAGTACGGCAACCAGCCCCTCCAGGGCTATCGCACAGATCTTGTTGCTTTCAAGCATCAGATCGAGCTCGGGAAGCGTCCTCTGGAGGTCGCTGAGCAGGACAGCCACTTTGGCGCCTACGTCAAGTACCACCGGGGCTTCGATAACTATCATGCCCACATCCAGGAGTCCAAGCGTCTGCGTACCGGCTTCAAGCCCCCTCAGGTATATTTAAGGGTCGGCGACCCTGGGGTCGGCAAGAGCCGCCATGTCTACGACACTCACGGATACGAGCATGTGTATACATGGGAGTCCGACATGGGAAACTTTTTTGACGGCTATCGCGGTCAGTCTGTTGTGCATTTTGAAGATGTACAAAAGGGCCAGCTTCCTCCGCTCGCCAAGTTCAAGCGCCTCCTCGACGGACATCCTGTTCGAGTCTCTGTCAAGGGATCCAGCCAGATCTGGTCACCCGACTACATCTACATCAGCTCCAACCACAAGCCATGCACTTGGTACGACTACAAGGACGGAGACTATGAGGCCATCATGAGCCGTATCAAAGAGGCTCGTGTAGTATATAAGGATAGGCCCGATGAAGTGTTCCATACCAGCTCTCGGTTCGATGCCTGGTTTCAAGCGCAAGAGGACCAGTAGCAGGATCAATTACAATTAAACAACACAAAGCCGAACTGGAGACCAGATCCATGTCAATGGCATTGCTGTCCATATGCTGTTTGGACAGAAGGAAGATCGCATGAATGTCACGTATCGTGTTGTAGTGCTCAAGTGCACTGAAGACCAGCAGCCAAGCAGTACTGTGGACGATCTCATCGAGAATGTGACTGGCAACATCCTCCTGGATGGCACCAACAGGGACCGTGGTAACATCGTGTACCAGAAGTACATCAAGAAGACCATCACCCCTCAGCTTGCCCCAGCAGGCCAGGAGCGTGAGCTCACCTTTACCCACAAGTTCTGGATCCCGTACAAGAAGCTGATCAAGTTCAGCGGCAACAACGGGCAGCAGTTTTCGGGACCGAAGCTATACCTGTACGTGTTCGCGTATGATGCTTATGGGACCGCGATCACGGACAACATTGCCTATTATCAAATGTGGCACAAGCTATACTATAGGGATCCCTAGATCCCCCAACCAACCCCCTCCTACGCTTTCGCCGCCGCTCGCCGCCGCTCGCCGCCGCTCGCCGCCGACGTCGTAAACGTAGATTCAATAAAGTGCTGTAAAAACCAAATACACGCAAATTTTTTGCGACGTGCCCAACTTACCCAGTATAAAAGGCGGGGGC